CTTTTGCACTTTATCCTGAATTAAGATTTGCTCTTGATAATGGCAGAACTCTTTGTGAGGATTGTCATAAAACTACTAATACTTATGGTGGTAAAATTACAACATTAAAAAAACAACGTGGCTAGTCCCTTTAATTTAGGTCAATTCATAGATTCTACGAATTTGGCCATTCAGAATATCGTAAAAAAGGAAGCAGAGCCGGAGTTAATGCTCAAAAAGTATTATAACTTCCGCACAACAACCGACGCAATAAATAAAGATTCTTCAATTTCAGGTCTAAAGGAAGCTGAATTCACTGATGAAAATGCAACAATTTTTGAAGATACACCTGTTCAAGGGTTTGACCAATCATACACTCAACAACAGGTAGATATAACGCTTTCAATGTCTTATCAGGTTTATAAATTCGGTTTTACAAAACGGAAACTTACGGGTTTTGTTAAACAGATTCAAAACGCCCTTACTCGTAAAAAGGAGAAACTTGCAGCAGAAAGATTAACTAATGGTTTTGGAACCACCTATACTCATACAGGTCAGGGCAAAAATACCACCATTACAATTACAGGTGGTGATTCATTAGAACCTTGGAATACTGCTCATACTCGTGAAGATGGAGGGACAAGTATGAATAATGTGGTTTATGACGGGACAACTTACTCTCTCCCCTTTGATTACGCGGGTTACAAAGCCGCTCAACGAACCGCAGGTTTATGGGTTGACCCTCGTGGCAATCCAATGCCTGGCAATATGGACACTCTTGTATGCAAAAAGAATTCATCTGTTCATTTTAAGTCAAATGAAATTCTTGGTGCTATCAAAAAAGGTCAAATACCGGAATCATTTGACCACGATGCCTCAGCTCTTCCCGCCTTCAAAGTTATTCCTCTTAATTTCTTGACTAAAGATGCCGCTTGGGGAATGTTTGATTCTTCAATAATGGGAGATGATTATGGTTTCCAACATTATGAGTCAGAACCCAATAATGTTGACCCTGTCAATATAGTTGCAAAGACTCGTGAGATGCAAATTATTGGACACACAATGTTCAGACAAGGACATAACGATGTTTCTAGGATGTGGACGTGGTCGGAAGGGGATAGTTCTACCACTTAATTATTAGTTAATTGTGAATTGGGTGAAGTGGGAGAGATAATATCAAACTATACACACTTGATTCACTTAAATTATGGCTACAATAGCTGGAAAACCATATAGTTCGCCGAGAAATATAAATCTCAAAGATGGACAAATGAGATTTAATAAATCTCAAACAAGCAATCCGTTTTCCAATGACTCTACTGGTTGGGGTCTCTATATCAATTCTTCAAACGAATTGGCATATTGGAATAAAACGAGTGTAACAGTTCTTGGAGCGGCAGGTGAAGGTGCGGGTTCACTAGATTCCGCATATTCCGATGGGCACACGATTACTGTAGATGACGGAGCGACTGTATTTAATGATTCAACCGCGGGCACTGCAAATGTTATTGACATCAATAAATCAGGCGCAGGTTCAGGTAGTTTGATTGATGTAGATATTACTGCTGCCTTTACTGGTAAGGTAATAGATATTAGTTATGGAACTGGTATTACTGCAACAGGTATTCTGTTTACCTCAACGACCGATGCAAGGACAGGTTCAGACCTTTTATTTACTGATACCTCAACGGCAACACATAGCAACATAGAAATTAACGCAGGTGGTTCAGGAGCGGGAACAGGATTTGCTTATACGAACTCTTATGCTGGCTCACCGGGAGGCAACGCTATCTCTCTAACATTTGATAATTCTGATGGACTTAATACTGGTGGTATTTTAATCACTCGTGGAACAGGTGTCAGAACGGATAATGCTATTGCGATTGCGGATGCTTCAACGGGAAATGTATCTATTATAGACATCAATGTTACTGGTGCTTATACGGGACACGTCTTTGACATTAACTTCTCGGCTGCGGCAACTGGTAGTGGTATTCTTATCACTACAGGTTCAAACTTGGCTGGTAATGCAATTCAAATTGTTACCGCTAACGAAAGAACAGCCCCGGTAGTTCTTATTACTTCAGTTGGAACTGATGGAGGCACAGACGACCACATCTTTGACATCAATGTTAGCGGACAATTAGATAGTAATGTTATAGATATTGTTTATTCGGTAGGTGTTTCAACTGGCGATGCTCTTTATGTAGATATGGCAACTAACCTCGCTGGAGGAGCATTAGTGATTGCGGCAACAGGAACACGAACCGATAGCTTGATTGATATAATTTCAGGTGATGATGGTTCGCACGATGGAAGCATTATGCGACTTGAAAATACGGCAGTGCATACTGGTAGTTTGGTTACCCTTACTACTTCAGCAGCCGCAACGACTGGTTCACTTCTTCACTTAAACTTGGATGCAGGTGTTGCCTACAAAGCTATTACCTTTGACCACGCTGGAGCAAGAACAGTAGCAACCATTCTTGCAACCTTTGACGGCACATTCGGCGCAACAGGGGGTGGAACATTCCTAGACGCTAATATCACAATGACAGGAGCTTCGGCTTCTCCATTCGTAGATATTGATGTTACAGGTGTTTACACTGGTAATATTGTAGATGTTGCTCTTGGAGCGGCTTCAACAGGCGATGTTATTGCAGTTGATATGAATCTTGGTGTAGCAGCTCGGTTCTTATTCTTAGATGCAGGAGGAGGAGCAAGAACAGCTAACCTGATTACGGTTACAAACGACAATACAGGCAATGTTGATTTTATTGAAATCAATGATTCTAATACTGGAACACAGCACGTTTTTGACATCAATTCTTCAGGAGTCGGTTCGGGAAACATTATTGACATTACCTACTCGGCAGCCGACACAGGTGATGCTTTGAAAGTGGTGATGGCTGACAACATAGAGGGTGGTGCATTAGTCATTACTGGCACAGGCGAAAGAACTGACAGTTTGATTGATGTTGTAACAGTAGAAACAGGAAGTATTGATGGAATAGTTTTATTCTCTCAAACTACCGGTATTTTTACTGGACACATTCTTACAGTTTCAGCGACAGGAGCTTGCACGACTGGTGGATTGGTTCACCTAGAAACAGGCGCTTCCAACATTGCTGGAAAAGTAATGACAGTGGACACGGCAGGGGCAAGAACAGGGGAATTATTCCTCTTTACTCTTGACCACACCTTTGCCTCAGGCGCAGGTGGAACACTCTTTAACATTGATATTTCAACTTTGACTGGAGCAGCCGCTTCACCATTGATTGATATTGATATTACGGGTGGTGTTCATACTGGAAACATCTTTGACTTTGCTACCAACCAAGCCTCAACAGGAACCATATTTGAAATAAATATGACTAATGCTGTGGCGGCTAAACTTCAGAACTTCACACTAGCAGGCACTAGAACAGCAGATGCTATTACGATTACTGATTCTAGCGCAGGTGCAGTAGATGTCTTCCAAGTTACTTCAACTTCTACTAGCTCAGGACATATATTCAACGTTGATGTTGATAGTGTTTTTACTGGTAATGTATTTGATGTAACTTTTGGAACTTCAGCGGCGACAGGACAAGCTGTGGACATCAATATGGGAACGAATGTTGATGGTATGGCAATATCTATTAACTCTGCTGGGACAGGTGTTTCAGGAGAGGGTTCGGCAATAGACATTGTTCACACGGGAGCATTAGTAGCTGGAGCTGATGTTGTAAGAATTGACTCAAGTGGAGTTAATAGCTCAACCTCAAATGTGGTTGAAATTACCGCTTCAGGAAACTCTACGGCAGGTTCATTTGCTCTCTATATCAATGCTTCTGGCACTGGAGTAGAGGCATTGAAAGTTGATGCTGGAACAGTAACCTTTGACGAAACACTTGAAGTTACTGGTGCAACAACTTTGAGTTCAACTCTAAGTTATAGAAAATTAACAGAAGCAACAACTGCAACTGATGTATTAACTGCGGCACAATCAGGAACGGTTCTTTTTCTAAACAATGCTACGACAGAGTTTGCAACAACTCTGCCGGCAGTTGCAGCAGGTTTGCACTTCACATTCTATATAAAAGCCGCACCAACCGGTGCGAGCTACACGATATTAAGTGAAGGTGGAGATAATGTTATCTACGGTTCAGCTGAAGTTAATGGCGCGATAGTAGCGGCAGTTGCTGAAGATACTATTACATTCACAGATGGAGCAGCCGCTATTGGTGACTTCATAACACTTACTTGTGATGGCACTAATTGGTATGTAGTAGGTCACGGTGTTGCTGCGACATCAATTGTGTTTACGGCTACTTAAAACTTAATAAACTTGGTGTTCATACTTTGCTCCTTTCGGGGCAAAGATATGAACATCAACATTACAAGTTAATTAAAATAAATATGCAAATCTTTGGAGAAAATCTAAAAAAAGCAAATATAGATATTTCAAGTTCAGGAGATAATACGGTTATTTCGGCTCCAACTAACGGCTATATTGTTATTGACCATATTAACTTTATAGCTACTTCTGCTGTTACGGTTCAACTAAAAGACGGAACAACTAATTATGGGGGTGCTTATCCTTTAGACGCTAAGCAAGCAATCACACTTGAAAACGCCACAGGAGATGAACACGGGGTGATTACTTTAACTCCGTTAAATGCTTTTGTAATAAATCTGAGTAGTGCGGTTCAAGTCGGAGGATTTATTAGATATAGAATAATTGGAGAATAATGCAATCACGACTTCAAGAACAACATAATGAGATAATGGAAATGGAGCTTCAGAAAGCTAAACTCCATTCACAAATTGAGCAACTTGAAGCCCAAAGAAATGAACTTTCCTCAACTCTTTCAGACCTTCGCAGGTGCATTATGGTTGATAAAGGAGACTATAAACTTCTTGAAGTTGAAAGAATAAATATAATAGAGAAACTTGACGAACAGTTGATAGAGTTAAAATTGGAAATTGAAGAAAAACAAAAAACATCAAATGGACTCACGGCAACCTCGAACAATTTCCGAAGGTTAATTGAACAATCTGAAAAGAGAAAAGAAAAATTGACTAAAGAAATTATTTTACTTCAGAATGACAAACATCAACAAACGGAAATTCTAAACAATCTTAAAATTCAAACCCAAAAAGAAGAAACAGAAAGAAGAGAAGTGATAGTTAATTTACAGAAACAAATTGATGAGATGCAAAATAAACTTAATGAAATCTCTTCCAATTATGAAGAAAAAAGGTTCAATATTCTTAAAGAAAGCAGACAACTTACCATTAGAAGGGCTGATTTGGAGATTTATGAAATGCGTTTGCGAAAAAAATATCCAAATGAAACTTTAATCTTAAACTTAAATGCAGTTACTTCCTAAAACAAGAACAAAGTTTGGTGAAAATGTCGGGGTTGAGGTATTTATTTCACACCCCGACCTGCAAACCGAAGAAACTTTTATTGCCACCGATGTTTCGGCTAGTGCTTCGTCTTTGACTGTGGATAATGGATTGAAGTTTGCTAATGGAGAATATATTTTAATCGGCAGATTTGGTTATGAAAAATCAGAAATTCAAAGAATAAACGGAACACCTTCGGCAACTTCTATTTCTTTGGTTTCAACCACCAACCATTCTCACAATAGGGGTGAAAGAATACAATTCATACCTTATAACCAGATTATCATTCAGCGTTCTACTGATAGCGGTTCAACATATTCTACGTTGGCTACTATAGACATACGCCCAGACGCAACAGAAACGTATTACAACGACACAGGGGGTCTTTCTACATACTACTACAGGGCTAAATTTAGCAATTCAGCTACTTCCGGTGTTTCAGAGAACTCTGACGGAATGATAGCGACTGGAGATGCTGAAGATTCTGCTGGAGCAGTTATCAGAGATGCTTTGATTTCACTTGGCGAGAAAATAGATGATGAAGTTTTAACAAAAGAATTTTTATTAAGAGCATTAGATGAGGGAAGAGATGAAATAGATTTACATCAAAATGTGATAAGATGGAGTTTCAGGTCGGTTTTTGATTATGATGCCGGTGATGTAATGCCGGGAAGATATAAGATTACTTTACCAACTGACCTAAGAGACCCTGACACAGAGAAAAATATACTTTCCGTAAGAATCGGCAGAGATGCTTTAGAACTTGACTACATAGACAAGCGCGAAATGGATAGATATTACCAAGGAATTGCTCATTCCACACTCAATGGGGCAATAACAAGTGCTTCAACTTCAATTATTCTCACTTCTTCGGGAGATTTTGATGAATCGGGTGTGATAGATATTGCCGCTGAAAGTATCTCGGAGGAATATGACCCTACTGACTACACAACTAACACAGAAAGCACGGCTACACTTGGCACAGTTACGAATATTGCTGTCAATCACGCTTCGGGTAGAGATGTCTGGCAGGGCGCTTCATTTGGAACACCTTTAGAATATACAGTCAATGATGGAGAAATTATCTTCAATCAGCCATTTTCAAACGATATTGCCGGAGAAAACATTTGGTTGAATTATTACAAGAAAAAAGTTGTGTTAAATAGTTTTGGTGATACTTTTGACGAACCGTTTTTTAGAATTTATCTGCCCTATATGAGATTTAGAATTAAATTACGCAAAAACCCTTCTCTTGAACTTCAAACAGACCCTGACTATCTTATGTGGGTGTCAAAACGAGAAGCGCAAGTTTCAAAGGAGTTCACTGGTCAACATTTAACATTATTAGTAGATGTTCCAATATAATGGAAACTTCAAAAATACCAATTCCAATCGGTCAGCTAGGGTGCGTTAGAGAAGCCGCAGTTGATGAAACACTATCTTCACCTGAAACAGTGGAGTTATCTTTGAATATGAATTTTGACAAAATTGGAGCGGCACAAGTCAGAAAAGGTGTTACTTTGCTGGGTTCTCAGCCGGGAAGTGGCATAGTTCTTGGAATGGTTAATTATCGCAACAATGCCGGCACTTCTTATCGTCTTTTAGCAAAGTTGGGAGAAAATGTTTATTCATTTGATGGAACGAATTGGACTTCAGTCAGGGATTCTTTAAGTTCTACCTCTAAAGCGAGATTTACTAATTTTATTGACTTGGCTTATATGGTGAATGGAAACGCAAATCAATCTATTCAAACTTTTAATGGAACAACCTTTGGAACAGGTAATGTTGGAGATTTACCAAAAGGTGATTTTATAGAAAACTATCGTTCAAGAATATGGGTTGCTGATTCAGCAACAGATAAATTATATTATTCAGCGGTGGTTTCTACCTCACAAACCATTTCAGGCGGAACTGATTTTATACAGATTTCACCTCAAGACGGAGAGAAAATAACAGGATTAAAAAGACACGCCAGAGCATTGCTTGTTTTTAAGAATAATCACATTTATAGAGTATATCCAACAACCGCTGACCCTGACCCTGCCATTATGAGAGGAACATACTCGCACGAAAGTATTGTAGAAGCCAAAGACGGAATTTACTATCATCACCCCACAGGATTTTATCGGTTTGTTTTTGATGGAGAACAAAAAGAAATTTCAAGACCGATTATAGATTTTGTTCAAGCTATCACTAGAGCGAACTATGACAATATATCGGGTTGGGCTGGAGATGATTTTGTCGCTTGGAATATAGGTGATGTTACTGTCGGCGGAGTTAATTTTATAAATGTAGTGGTTCGTTATACAATTTCAACTCAAGTATGGGTGGTATATTCTTATGCTTCAGAATTAAGAAGTTCGGTTTTGTATGATGATGGGACAGATTTAAGAATTGTAGTGGGTGATGAAACGGGAAAAGTTTTTACATTTGATAGTGGAACAACCGATAACGGAATTTCTATTTTTTATGACCTTACTACTCACCCTCTTTATTTTACATCAGCCAAAATGACAGAGAAATCCGTATCAGAGATTTCGGCAGTTCATCAAAATTGTCAAGGTGGTCAAATTTCATATCAAGTTGATAATGATTCGCCAAATGTTTGGAAGAATATCGGAACAATTACAAAAGAAATTGTGCAGTCCTTTACAAG